AACCTTCAGCACTGCTAATCATGGTACATTCTTCACAGATGTACACAATACCATCACAGAGAACTTGGGACCGGAAGAATGCGAGAGCATGAATATCCGGTGGAAGTCTGCCCACAACAATGCGTGGGCCATGATGGACATGTCGTTGCCAGAGGTGACTGCACGTATTGAGTCCGACAAGCATAGCACAACGATTGCACAGCGTATCATTGCTCTGCGTGGCGTGGATGGTAGCTGTTCCAATCAGGTGTACTTTGGAGCCATCGACTTCTTCTGCACTAACGGTATGATTACCGGCGAGTATGATGACATCAAGCGCAGGAACACTAGCGGCTTCAACATGCCAGCCTTTATCAGTGACTTGAAGGGTTCGACACAATCGTTCTACGCACAGTCGGAGAGGCTGCAGAAGTTCGCAACCAAGACACTTTATGTCGGTGATGTAAAAGCCATGCTGGAATCTCTGTTCAAGTCAGAGCGGACGGCAGAGAAAATGCTTGCCCTGTACAACCAAGAGGCTGCAACCCGTGGGCAGAATGCTTGGGCATTGTACAGTGCCTTCACAAACTACTCAAGCTGGGCAGACGAGCGTAACGGGTTCAGTGTCAAGAACACCGGCAAGGATACCAACGCTGTCACTATGTTCCGTCGTGAGAATCAGGCTGCACAGTGGGTGAACAGCAAGGAGTTCAAGGAGTTGCTTGCAGCATGAGTAGGGAATACTTTGCCAATCTCAACCGCTGGACTGTCGAGGAGTATATCCTTGATGGTTCCGGCGGCTGGGACTACAACAACACGTACAAGTTCAAGTGTGAGCAAGGGTTTTACCCGATGGACTATGTAATGGAAAGACTGTCTCGCTGGGGTACGCCTTTAGGGGAAGGTGTGTTTCGACATGACAAGTCCTACGGCGAAGATAAGTTTCGCAAGTTTGGAAACTATAGTTTTGTCGAGACAGAAGATGAGTATCAGTCACTAAAATGTAGGAGGCTCGAATAATGAAGACAGTCGAAGACTTAGTGTTGACATATTATTCTTCCAACGATTACAGCATGTTGAGGGACAAGTCTAAAGCAGACTATAAGTATTTCCTCAACGTGTTGGTCGGTGAGTTTGGTGATGTCAAGTATGACAAACTGACCAGCAAGCAGGCGAAACACGCATACGAGGAGTGGGTCAAGCGCGGCATCACGTTTGCCAATCACGTGTGTACTGTCTCGTCTCTTGTATATCGCTACGCCATCGACATGGAGTATGCAATGGTCAATCCCTTTGCCAACGTCAGGCGTAAGACAGCACCACAACGTAAGGTAGTGTGGACAGAAGACAACGTGCGTCAATTCCTTGACAGGGCGTATGGCCTGTGGGGTAGCCGCAGCATTGGCCTGATCGTACACATGGCATACGAGTGGTGCCAGCGGCTGGGAGACATGCGCCTGTTGGAGTGGAGCAACATCGACTTCGACAGCCATAAGCTATACCTTGAACAGAGCAAGCGGAGAGCAGAGGTCTGCCTTCCGATTGAGGATGACCTGTATGATATGCTGGTACAACAGCGTGAAGACTTCGGCTTTCAAGCCTACGTGGCACCCCGTGTGTTCCCGACTAGGGGTAAGTACCACCCGTACAGTATGCAGCGTCTCAGCAAGGCTGGTAGGGAGATTATGAGGCAAATAGGATTGCCGGAGGAGTTACGGCTGATGGACTTGCGTAGGACAGGCACGACACAGATGGTCGAGGCTGGTGTACCTATGGGTCAGATCATGTCTGTAACAGGACACAGCAACCCGCAGTCAGTGAAACCATACATGAAGAATACGTATGCTAGTGCAAATAGTGCATTGACAGCACGTAAATCTCATGGTAAAAGCACTTAACTGCCGCAAAGGAAAGTGATATATACATGGATAATATATATAACATTGTAAGTGATATGGATGTACCCGTGGGTATGACCGTGCGCACGAACTGTCCCAACTGTGGAGAGCGTACATTTACTGTCACGAACAACATGGGTTCCCTTGTGTGGAATTGCTATCGTGCATCCTGCAACGTGAAAGGTGGCACACGCATTCGTATGAGTGCTGATGATATTCGTGAGGCAGTCTCATACAATGCTGGCTTTGCCGGTGCTGATGACTACGCCAAGCAGGACACGTTCAAGCTACCAGAGTATGTCGTACCCCACGACTGGAACGTGGCAGAGATTGCATGGGAGTTGTATGGGCTGGACGCAGAGGAACTGGGCCTGCTCTACGACGTAAAAGAACATCGCATGGTGTTCCCTATCAAACACGACGGCAAGATCGTGGATGCTACGGGCCGCTCACTAGGCAAGCGATTACCTAAGTGGAGACGGTACGGAAAAAGTGGCTTGCCATACGCATCAGGGTGTGGTAAAGTCGCCGTAGTTGTTGAGGACTGCTTGAGTGCAGCCGTTGTTGGTTACGGCACCTTTGTCGGGGTTGCGCTTCTAGGCACGTCATTGCAAGAGACGCATAAAAGGTATCTCTCGCAGTTCTCAACAGCAATCATTGCGCTAGACCCCGATGCGCTACCTAAGACTTTGCAGATGGCAAAGGAACTACGAGGACATGTGAACGATGTTCGTGTCCTTCGACTAACCGACGACTTGAAATATCGTAACCCGACAGATATGGAGAACCTTCATGGAATTATCAATCATTAGGAGCCTGATGGACAAGTCTTTCTACGATGACCATCGTGGCTCAAAATGTCCGCAACGCCTGTTCAGTAAGGATGTGCGGAAGATCAAGCAGTCTATCGACACTGCTATGGACAGGTACGAGCGGAGCGTCACTCCCGACGAGATCGAAGCCCTGTTCATGTCGGACAACCCGACACTGACCACTGCACAGAAGCAGGCGTACTCTAGCTTGTTCTCGCAGATCAAACGCGAAGAGCCTATGGGTAGTGACGTAGCACAGGAAGTCCTGTCCAAGCTGTTCCAACAGGTAGTTGGCGAGGATGTAGCAAACATTGGCTTTGATATGGTTAATGGTGACGCCGCTAGCCTTGAGGCTTTACGTAACCTGCTTGAGCGTTACGGTGACGACTTCATTCCTAATCTTAACATTGAGTGGGATGACATCAGCATTGAGACACTGATGGCAAAGGCAGAGTTGGAAGCACGTTGGACATTCAACATACCTTCGGTCACTCGCAAGGTAGAGGGTGTGTCTGCTGGTCAACTTATCGAAGTTGGCGCACGGCCTAACACTGGCAAGACATCGTTTCATGCCAGCCTGATTGCCAGCCCCGGTGGGTTTGCGCATCAGGGTGCTAAGTGTGTCATCCTGTGTAATGAAGAGCCAACGCACCGTGTAGGCGCACGATACCTGACCGCAGCGGCAGGCATGTCTGCTCGTGAGGTGCGAGACAATATGAACAAGGCCAAAGCGTTATACGAGCCTGTGATGAACAACATCAAGATCAAAGAGGCGGGTGGACGTGACATGGCGTGGGTTGAGTCGGTATGTAAGTCATATCGTCCTGACATCCTTGTGCTAGACATGGGTGATAAGTTTGGTGTGCAGGGTTCCTTTGCCAGACAGGACGAGGCACTCAAGGCGTGCGCTATCTATGCACGGCAGATTGCCAAGACCTATGAGTGCGCAGTGTTCTACATGTCCCAGCTTTCTGCAGAGGCAGAGGGTAGGACAACACTTAATCAGTCCATGATGGAAGGTTCTCGCACAGGCAAGGCAGCAGAAGCTGACCTGATGATCCTGATTGGTAAGTCACCATCCGTCGAAGGGCAAGAAGAAGATAGCCCACTGCGTCATGTGAACATCGTGAAGAACAAGCTGAATGGTTGGCATGGCATGGTGAATTGTGAATTGAACTACTTAACAGCGAGGTACGAAGGATGATAGAAGTACAGATAACTAACGACATGCTCATCAAAGCACGTGAGAAAGCAGTGGAGATGGGTAAGCTACACAATTCTATCCTGCGCGGTAAGGGTAATATGTCTGGCTTTATTGGCGAACAGATTGCTCTTCAGGTTCTAGACGGAACGTGGGAGAATACATATGACTATGACATGAAGGTAGGTGATACGCGCATTGATGTGAAGACAAAGCAGACATCAGTTAAGCCTCTGCCGCACTACGAGTGTAGCATTGCTGCATTCAATACCAAACAGGACTGTGATGGCTACGCATTTGTGCGTGTACTGAATGACTTTTCGGTAGGCTGGTTCCTTGGGGTATTGACAAAGCAGGACTACTTTGATAAAGCTACCTTCTTGAAGAAGGGGGATGTTGATCCCTCCAACAACTACACAGTCAAGGCTGACTGTTACAACGTCCGAATAGATGCACTTGGAGATACACTATGAAACTAACTCTCGACGTAGAGAATACTATTACTGAACGTGATGGTAAGACGCACATGGACCCATTTGAGCCAAACAATACGTTGGTGATGGTGGGTATCCTCACTGACCAAGGGCAATGTCTGACGTTCCCGTTTGACCACGTTGACCACCCTAATCAGGATGACCACTACGAGCGGGTGCAGATGCTTCTTGACGAGGCAACTGTACTCATCATGCACAATGCAGCACATGATTTGCTGTGGCTGTGGGAATCTGGCTTCAAGTATGATGGCCCTGTGTATGACACGATGCTGGCAGAGTATGTCCTGCAGCGTGGTATCAAGACGCCGCTTTCGTTGGAAGCGTGTGCTGAACGCTACGATCTTGATACCAAGAAGCAAGACACTCTGAAAGAGTATTTCAAGAAGGGTTTCAGTACACGTGACATCCCCTACAATGAGCTTGCAGAGTACTGCGTAGCGGACATCGAAGCTACACAACAGCTTGCCGAAAAGCAAATGCTACGTCTCAATAGTAAAGATGATGCTGGTTTGATGGGAACAGTTGACTTGACTAATCAGGTAGCTGTGTGTCTTGCGCGTATCTACCAGCGAGGGTTTACGGTTGATATGCAAGCTCTCGACAGCGTGCGTCAGGAGTATGAGCAAGAACGTGATGAACTACAGCACGATCTGCAAGCACATGTCCGCAAGCTAATGGGAGACACACCTATCAACCTGAACAGCCCAGAGCAACTGTCGTGGGTTGTCTACAGCCGCAAGGTTACAGACAAGCAGCATTGGGGCAACAGCATTGAACCATACATGAACGACGCTGACTTCCGCAGCCTTATGGCTGGGGGTACAGAGCGTCTATACAAGACGAAGGCAACACAGTGCCGTGAATGCAACGGTACTGGACAGGTAAGGAAGGTGAGAAAAGATGGTACACTCTATGTTAAATCAAATAAGTGCGGATCATGTGGTGGCAATGGTTATCTTCTTACTAATCTGGGGAGCGTTGGAGGTCTTAGATTTAAGCCCCCGTCTGCTAAGTGGGCTAGTGCGAATGGTTTCAGCACGAGCAAGCAGAACCTCGAAGTCCTTGAGAAAGCAGCACGTGTCAAGGGAATGACTGACGCCGTAGACTTTCTGTCAAAGGTTCGACGCTTGTCTGCTATTGATACATATCTGTCATCTTTTGTTGACGGCATACGTACATACACCAAGCAAGACGGTAAGCTGCACGTAAGGCTGAACCAGCACATTGCTGCCACGGGCAGACTGTCTAGCACTAACCCGAACATGCAGAACATGCCGCGTGGCATGACTTTCCCTGTCAAGAAGGTATTTATATCTCGCTTTGAGGGTGGCAGGATTATGGAAGCTGACTTCGCGCAACTAGAGTTTCGCGCAGCGGCATTCCTTTCACAAGATGGAGTTGCAATTGAAGAAGTATCTACTGGGTTTGATGTACACTCATATACCGCTAAAGTTATTACCGACGCTGGTCAACCTACGGATAGGCAGACTGCAAAGGCTCACACGTTTGCACCGCTTTATGGCGCAACAGGCTTTGGGAGAACGGCAGCGGAAGCAGAGTATTACACGCACTTCACAGAGAAGTACGAGGGGATCGGGCATTGGCATTCCAGATTGGCTAAAGAGGCTATAGCTACTGGCAAGATTACCACACCATCTGGCCGCGAGTTCTCTTTTCCAGATGTAGTGCGCAAACCAAATGGTAGAGTGTCGCACTTTACACAGATAAAGAATTACCCTGTTCAGTCATTTGCCACAGGGGATATAGTGCCGATTGCACTATTATTCATTGACAATCAACTGGCTTATGCCAAGTCTTGTATTGTCAATACAGTACACGATAGCATTGTTATCGACGTACATCCACACGAGGAGCGGCTTGTAATGCAGGCCATCCACAAGACTAACGAAGAACTACCGGCCCTGATTGCAGGTAGATGGGGTATAAACTTTAATGTGCCACTTCTATTAGAAGCAAAAATAGGACCAAATTGGCTTGACACTAAAGATGTGTCGTGATATAACTATGGCTTTCTAACTCAAAGGAGGAGTATAAACACATGGAACTAACAACCATTGACACTAACAACTACGCAGCTATGGCGAAAGCTATGGGCATTGCAAACGAGACAGCGGGTGAGAGAAAGCAAGCTAGCACTCTCGCTCGTCTGCGCATCAATCACTCACCTGTCATGGGTGAGGCAGAAGTAAAAGGCAAGACCGTCAATATGGAGGTAATCAGTGGCGGCACGTACAAGTTAGAAGTACCCGATGGTCCTACGTACTACGCAGAGTCGGTGAAGATTCGCCCGTATCTGCAACGCTTTATGTACAAGCGTTTTGTTCGTGGTATGGGTGACAGCCCTAACCGTTATGTGAAGACTGTTATGGCAGATAACCTGAACATTGACCTCAAGGACAACGACGGCGGGTTCAATTGTGGTAAACCTGCTGGCTATATCCAAGACTTCAAGTCCCTGCCTGAGAAGACGCAGGAACTTATCAAGCAGATTAAGCGTGTTCGCGTCGTGCTTGGTACAGTCGAACTGGTCAATGCCACAGATGCATCAGGCAATCCCGTGGAGGTAGACGAGACTGCCTTTATCTGGGAAGTCGATAACCGTGACGCCTTCAAGAACTTAGGCGGTGCGTTTACCCAGCTTGCCAAGATGAAGCGGCTGCCTGTGCAGCATCTGATTACTGCGAATACAGAGGAACGTAAGATTCCTACTGGTGCAGTGTTCTATCTTCCAGTTGTGTCGTTGGATGTGACCAAGACCCTTGAACTGACAGATAAAGAACAAGGCATGTTCGCAGATTTCATGCAGTGGGTACAGAACTACAACGAGTATATCATCAATGCATATGCAGAGAAGGCAACGCAGCATGATGACGAAGACGACGAGGCCATTGTAGACGGCATCGTTGACATCGAAGTAGAAGAGGTAGCGTAATGAACCACCCTGCTGAACTGGCGTTGCACCAGTACATGGAGAATGCTGCTAAAGGTAAGTCCACCATGTCTTTGGAGACTATCCGGCAAGTAGGTCTTGATGTAGCTGCTGCACTTGGACGCCAGTTTGGTGGGGGCAATAAGCGTGACGAGTTTGGCTTACGTATGTCAAACGTAGGTAGGCCAACTTGTCAGCTTTGGTTTGAGAAGAACGAACCAGAGAAGGCATTGCCCCTACCAACCACATTCGTGATGAACATGATGATTGGAGATATCGTTGAAGCTGTCTTCAAGGGACTACTGAAAGAAGCAGGAGTACAGTATGAAGATGATGCAAAAGTTACTCTCGATCTTGGTGACAATACATCCGTCTCTGGCACATATGATATTGTCATTGATGGTGCTGTTGACGATATCAAGTCAGCATCTAATTGGTCGTACACTAACAAGTTTGAATCCTTCGACACTCTTAGACAGAGTGATGCTTTCGGGTATGTAGCACAGCTTGCTGGCTACGCAAAGGCGTCAGACAAACGTGCCGGTGGATGGTGGGTAGTGAACAAGGCTAACGGCGAGTTTAAATATGTACCAGCCACAGGTCTTGACATTACACAGGAAGTGAATAATATAAAGCAGACAGCAGCAACCATGCAGGAGAACAGGTTTGAGCGTTGCTTCGATGCCGTACCGGAGAAGTTTCGGGGCAAAGAGACAGGTAACACGGTTCTCACTACAGAGTGTGGATTTTGCCGCTTTCGATTTGCCTGTTGGCCGGGGCTTGAAGAACGCCCTGCTGTTATGTCACAGGCAAAGCAACCAAAGACGGTTGCGTATGTATCACTAGCAGAGGAGTACAAGAATGGATGATGTATACGATATCGAAACTCTCGCAGAAGAGATCAAAGCTACTGAACGCAAACTTAGCGACTTGCGTCAGGAATATCGTGAACGAAAGACTGCTGGCCTTCGTGCGGCTCTTGAAGCACGCAAGGAAGCGGACGCGCTTATCCGCGAAGAGATGAAAGGACTTGGGTATCAGTCTCCGTTTATCTCATGGCGTAATGTAGGTAGCCTTGCCTAATCACGCATCATTTCGTGCAGCACGAAAGTATGGATATAGGAGTGGGCTTGAACACAAGCTGTCTGTATACCTAGATGAACTGGCTGTCTCGTATCTTTACGAGAAGGTCAAGATCGAATGGGAAGACCTTGCGTACCGCACCTATACTCCAGACTTCGTGCTGGACAATGGCATCATCATTGAGACAAAAGGTATGTTTACTGCGGCAGACAGACGCAAACATCTTGCAATCAAGAAGCAGCATCCCAAGCTGGACATACGCTTTGTCTTTGAGAACAGCAGACGTAAGCTGCGCAAAGGGGCCAAGTCTACTTACGCAGAGTGGTGTATCAAGTATGGGTTCAAGTACTATGATCGCATCATTCCAGAAGAATGGCTTAAAGAGAGAGGGAAAAACAAACACCCTAAGTTCATCAAGTTTACTGGAACCAAAGTAAAGAGGAGATAACAATGAAACATCTGGACATCGAAGAGGGAGACTTCGTAATAAGAGTAAGACCTACTACCAGTGGAGATGAATGGACAGGTGAAATTGACATCTCCATCATTTCACAAGGTGGCAACCCACTAAGTGATGAGAGCTACGGACAGGTAATGCACTTCTGCAAGATGATGTGTGCCACAGTTCCAATTATGGAACGAGACGAAACCATACGTGATATGGTACACACTTACGTGATGGAAGTAGTAGATAGAGACACGGTAATCTTTGAAGAAGATGAAGATGACAGCTTGATTATTACCAGAGAAGATGGTAATGTGGTGCATCTTAGCTTTGGCAGTAAGACAAAGGGGAATGCGTGATGCGACACGAAGATTACATGAGGATGAAGATGAACGAATTGCAACCAGACGAGGAGAAGTTAATGGACGAGTTCTACACAAAGAAGAACAAGAAGGAAGACATGGTAAACTCGCCACCACATTACAACAAGGCTGGTATCGAATGCATCAACGCCATACAAGCTGCTACAGGTGATGGCTATGAGTACTACCTGCAAGGAAATATAATTAAGTATCTATGGCGTTACAGATACAAGAACGGTGTTGAAGACCTCAAGAAAGCACAGTGGTATCTTAACGAGCTAGTAGAAGAAGTTGGTGGTGGAGAAAATGAAAGTTAAAGTCTTCATTACTATTGATATAGACCCTGACGAATATCCTATACCCGCCGATGAAGATGTCGGTCTAGAAATTGAGGACGGCATACGTGAGTATTTCTACGATGTAGATGGAGCTGAAATCAGACATATAAAAACACTAACGGAGTGATGACATGAACAATTACCTACCCACAGACTACCAGAACTTTATTGCTCTCTCACGGTACGCCCGTTGGAAAGATGACGAGCAACGTCGAGAGACTTGGGGTGAGACAGTCGAGAGATACTTTGACTACATGGAAAAACATCTTGGACAACAATACAACTATGCTCTATCAGATGAACTGCGTGCAGAACTAGAAGAAGCTGTTCTGAACCAAGACATCATGCCTAGCATGAGAGCATTGATGACCGCTGGCCCAGCGTTGGATCGCTGCCACGTAGGTGGATACAATTGCTCCTATGTACCAGTGGACAACACCCGCGCTTTCGATGAGACTATGTATATACTCATGTGCGGCACAGGCGTAGGCTTCTCTGTCGAGCGTGAGAACGTCGATAAGCTGCCTATCATTAACGAACACTTTGAGAACAGTGATACAGTTATCAAGGTGGGTGACAGCCGTCCCGGTTGGGCAAGAGCATTGAGAGAGTTGATCTCTCTGCTGTACGCAGGACAAATACCAAAGTGGGATGTATCAGAGGTGAGACCTGCAGGTGCAAGGCTAAAGACATTTGGTGGTCGCGCTTCCGGCCCTGCCCCTCTTGAAGAGTTGTTTCAGTTTGTCATCGACAAGATCACAAACGCTGCAGGTCGTAAGCTCTACCCGCTAGAGTGTCACGATATCATGTGTAAGATTGGTGAGGTTGTCGTCGTAGGTGGGGTACGACGTAGCGCACTCATCAGCCTGTCTAACTTAGGTGATACACAAATGCGCCATGCTAAGTCAGGACAGTGGTGGGAGAACGAGGGACAACGTGCGCTAGCAAACAACAGCGTGTCCTATAAGTTCAAGCCAGACATGGATACCTTCATGCGTGAGTGGCTAGCCCTGTACGAAAGCAAGTCGGGAGAGCGTGGCATCTTTAATAGGCAGGCTGCTAAGAAGCAGGCGTCACTAAATGGTCGGCGTGATGCGGAACAGGAGTTTGGGTGTAATCCTTGTAGCGAGATCATCCTGCGTCCATATCAGTTCTGTAATCTATCAGAGGTTGTAGTACGTTCTTCTGACACGCAGCAGTCTCTGACAGAGAAGGTTCGTCTAGCCACTATTCTTGGCACGTTCCAATCCACACTGACTGACTTCAAGTATCTGCGTAACGTGTGGAAGAAAAATACAGAGGAGGAAAGGCTGCTTGGTGTATCCCTAACAGGTATCATGGACAACGCTATGATGTCTGGTAAGTCAACACATCTTGGCATGAACATTGGGGCTACTCTAAATGCACTCAAGGAACAGGCCATTACTACTAACGCAGCTATGGCAGAACAGCTTGGCATTTCACAGTCAGCAGCTATCACCTGCGTAAAGCCGTCTGGTACAGTATCACAGCTTGTAGACAGCGCGTCCGGCATTCATGCTCGTCACAATCCGTACTACATTCGTACAGTGCGTGGGGATAACAAAGACCCGATCACGCAGTTCCTTGTCTCTGAAGGTATCCCAGCAGAGCCAGATGTTATGAAGCCAGACAGCACAACAGTGTTCAGCTTCCCAATGAAGTCACCACACAGTGCAGTCACCCGGTTTGACATGACTGCCATTGAACAGCTTGAACTGTGGCTATTGTACCAGCGTCACTGGTGTGAACACAAGCCGTCTGTCACCATCTCTGTGAAAGAGCATGAGTGGATGGAAGTAGGGGCGTGGGTATACAATCACTTTGACGAAGTGTCAGGCATCAGCTTCCTGCCATTTAGTGAGCATACGTACAAGCAAGCACCTTATCAAGACTGCACTGTTGAAGAGTACGGTGAGATGCTAAAGCAAATGCCAAAGAAAGTAAACTGGGAATTGCTCCGTGAGTATGAGAAGGAAGACACTACGTCAGGTGGTCGTGAGTTAGCCTGTACTGCTGGCGTGTGTGAGGTAGTTGACATTGCAGCAGCGTAATGGATAAGATAGCTGACATTCTAGTGAAGTTACTTAGCAGGTTTGTCAAGTTTAAAAAACAACCGGAGTATCTGAGTGGTAAAAAAGACTCGACAAAAGAAGCAGAGTAGTTTAGCATGGAAACGTGGTGATGGGTGGGTGCAGTACAATCCCCCTCGTCACCACCCTTGCTATGAAGAGTGGATGAAACAAAAGGAGAAAGAGAATGAAAGAACAAATGGTCGAAGTACTTAAACAACATGCAGTTAGTAATCTTAACTTGCATAAAACTAATATAGATATATATCTATCTAATCCCGCAGGTATCGGAGAACACTCTGATATAATGGAAGCTGTCCAAGCTGAGTTGGATAAGATGGCTATACATCAAGACAGACTATCCATGCTAAATGCATGGCGTGTGTTACCTGAACAGGAGATACAAGAAAATGAAGAAGCCGATAGTAAATGAACAACTACTAGAGTGCTTTGAGTCTGGGTATGCGGCATTTAGTCGTGTCATTCTCCGTAAAAAGTATTACCACCAATTGGCTAACCCCATGAAGAATGGTACTACGGGACACAAGGAATGGCAAAGAGGTTGGAATACCGCATACTTTGACAATCTGGAGAAACTAAATGGACTTGGAACTGGAAGCTAAACAGTGGATGAAGGAGAGGCAGTTGAGTAGTATTACCGCAGCAGAGTATCAGTCTCGTGCGTGTGAGACAGCAATCTTCCCAAAGAAACAGGCTATGGAGTATCTTACTCTGGGCCTGACAGGCGAGGCAGGTGAGATTGCAAACAAAGTGAAAAAGTTCATTCGTGATGGTGCAGCCAAAGACGAGTACCTTGCCAAGCGTATTGAGATTGGATACGAGATTGGTGATGTGCTATGGTATTGCGCTGTACTGGCAGAGGAACTTGAGATGAACCTTGGACATATAATGGAGAAGAACCTTGAAAAACTCGCAGACAGGCACAAGCGGGGGAAGATCAGCGGGTCAGGCGATCACCGTTAACAAGGTCACGCCGTACAAGGATATCACGTGGTATGTCAAGTGGACTGCCAGCTTTTTTATACTAACAGCAATCGTGATACGAGCAGCGGACTACTCACATCTCATGGACATGGTACTTGGTGTCATTGGAATGGGATTGTGGGCATGGGTAGGATTCATGTGGCACGATAGGTCAATCATCGTGTTGAATGCTATCTCCGCTGCCATCCTTGCGGTGGGAATATTGGAGTACGTCTAGTCACCCTTACTAAAAAGACGCCCGATGTTAGTGCCTGTCATAAGGTGATTAACTTCGGGTTCTTCCATTTGTTTTTCCAGCACAGTCATACCATACTTTCTCATATAATACTCGTCTGCTATACGTGTCTGGTCGTCTGTCAGTTTAGCAAACGTAGCACGGTCAAACGGTGTATATCCTTCCGTTTTGTAACGCTCTTCAATCTCAGCCACGTTCTTCGCCCTTGAGCGGTAGAATGAGATACGTGTCTTCAGGCTAGTACGCTGCTTAGCAGTACTCATGTTCTGATATCTCTCGCTCTTGATGAAGTTATCCAACTCGCTTTCAAGCAGCGCACCAAGTTCACCCTTAATCAAAGCATCTGCGGTCTTATCACCTGTGCTTGGGGCAAGCCTAAATGGTTTGATGCCCAGACGCTCAGTCTCTGCTTCGATAACATTCTGTACCATCTCACGACGTACACCTGTTGTCTGCCCTTCCAGTGGCCCCTGACGGATCACCGGCCCTTCACGTGTGGGACTTTCAATTTGAGGCAGTTTAGTTGCCAGCCCCGGCAGGTCTTTCATCACAGTATTCTTTACAGCACTGCCAAATCTATCACCGCTGGTCAGACCTTCTGTCTGCCTTGCGTCACGAACAATAGCAGATTCCGTGTCAAAGGCAGCAAGAACGTCACGGACGACACGAGCCGGTGTAGTTACGCCGCCTACGAGAGAGCCTACATACCCACCCATAATCTCATTCAGCCTCTGCGCAGTGATCTGGTCGCTAGGCGCACCGATTAGCCCCTTCACTACCTCTTCAGCATTCTCCAATACAAAGTTACTTGTACCAGTACGTGACTGAATACCTGTCACTGCCTCAATGATTTCCTTCGTGTCGCTGCTAGAGTATACTTCAGGCTGTTCTATTGTACCAAGAGTTGCTTGCTCAGTCAGTCCTGCCTTTACAATCATATCAGCAATGGCAAGATAAGGCACGAGTGGGAACAAAGGACGCAGGTCACTCTTTGATCCGTCATCATTCTTCGACAGCCAGAAGTTAGTGTCTTGGTTCTCTGCACGATACTTGATGGCGGCATACAGTGCAGCGCTACCTACAATACCCTGAGACAAGTTCTTGCTTGCCGCTTGGTACGCTGTCTTTGCCTCACGCATTTTGGCAGCAGACAAAGCCTCGTCACCCATAGCAGCCGCCGCCTTGGCAGCTTTACCTGCTTGCAGTCCCACGACAGTACGCTGAATAGCAGGCATCACACTAAGAGGACTGTACTGGAACTGGAACTGCATGGCATTAACCATGAACCTGCTGAACGGATGCGAACCAGTACCAATACCCGGCACCATAGGCAGACCTTCGGTAATCTTCACGAACATATTACCTACGCTGTCACCCGGCTTTCCACCACCAGCCTTTGGCATACGAGAGAAGGTAAAGTACAGAGCTTCATCTACACCATCAGCAAGGATGTCTGCAGGAATCTGCTTACCAGATGCAGCTAGCTCTTCAAGGCTTTTGAACTGACCAACCTTCGTTGGATTATCTACAATGATACCGGCCCGACGGAGCTTGTTATCAATATGGTCTGTAAACACCGCACGACGGAACATGATATCCTGCGCCATGTTAAGACCGTTAAGCCATTTAGTAACACCAAGCAGTTCCTGTGAACGCTCTTCGCCCAAGTCTTGCAGCGATCTGTCCATACGAGATGCAAGCTGCGGGTTATGGGCAAGCAGGTCATCAGCCAGATTGGCAGTGCCTACTGTGTCACGCAGCCTGTTCAACCGGCCAAAGGACTCACGCACGATATCCTGTGCGCTGAAAGCCTCTGCGAAGGTGGAACGTCCTGTAGCCGCAGCACTGATGCCTTTAGCCATCTGATAGATAGAGGCATCAATCATGTTGGCTGTGCCTTCAAAGCCTAGACGCATACCACCAGTTAGGACGTTACGAACAGTGGTTCCGGGCATACTAACCATAAGCGCACGACGCTCTGCGTCCACGCGCTTTAGGAAGTCGTACAGACCACCCATCATACCAGCGGATTTATCCATCTCAGAGTTAGGTATAATTTCTTTAGCCAGCTTGGGATCAATCTCCCGTACCTTCTTCAATATTTTACCTACACCACTAGCAGTCTGCAGGTATTGACCAGCGTTTGTATAACTTGCGCCAAACGCATCCACAAATTGTTTGTTGGTCAAGCCAGCACGAGAGATTGCTGCCTGCAAAACATCACCAGAGAAGTCTTTATCTAGCTTGTCAAGAATACCTTTGGTTGTATCATCTCCCACAAGCAGCTTCTCTGTCTGCTCTGCAATCTCTCTGGATGACTTACCTGTAGTCCTGTCCAGCGAATCTTTAACAATCTGTCCGATGACTTCAGATGCCTTGAGGTCTACATCTACAACCTCACCCAGCTTGCCACTTTCGGCTAAATCCTCTACGACGTTTTGTACAACACGTCCAACACGCTTCATAAGCTGCGTGTTAAATTCAATCTGTGCCAATTCATTGGCGTTGGCATCAATCTCACCCAGCTTGTCAAGAACCTTACGGCCCTCGTCTACATCAAATACCTTGGGTGCATTCTTGCCCGCCTCTGCTACACGCTGTCCAGCCTCTTTCTTGGCTTTATTTTTGATTGCTTTGTTGCGTGAGTTAAGTTCTTTAGCCAGCTTGTTTTTTCTGATAAGACCCTTACGAGCATTCGTTGTCATCTTATCAGCACGAAGACCTCTTAGGGCAGGCGCACCAAATAGAAGTGTGCCACCAGCACCAAGAAGAGCAGCCTCGCCATAAGACTTAGGCAGAGGATTACCCTCTTCGTCAACACGTATGCCTGCTAGACCCTCAAGTTCCTGTTGCTTTAAGTTCTCTACTGTAAGAAGCCCCGCTTCTGCAGCAAGGCCACCTGCAACAATCTTTCTAGCACGTTTCTTTCCGGCCTGTTTAGCCAACTCTTTTACAGCAGCAGACTTGCCCTGTTGTTTCAGTATCTGTGTGATAGTGCGCGTGCCTGCAATCGTAGCAACTTTACCTGCACCAAAGCCTAGATACGAAAGAGGGTCAGTCACAAGTGCCTTACCAATATCACGGAAAGCACCTACATACGCAGATGTCGTGCCTTCTTCCATGAATGACTGTAGGTTATCAAGTTCGCTATACAGATAGCCAAACTTAATACGATCCTCTTCGTCAGCACTACGTATCCAGTTAATCTGCTGACCAAGGTCGATGCTGTTCCACTCAAACTCACGGACATCAGAAACAAACCGGCGAAGATACTCTTCGTCAGTCTCATCATCACGCTGCTTACCGTCTTCGCCAAAGCGTTTCTCTTGGTATTCACGCAACATGTCCATATAGTCCGTATCCGCAGACATCTGTTCGTATGTCTGCTTCTCGTCTATCTCTGGATCATCAGTTTGTTTAGGGGGTTTGGGGAGTAAGTCTTCAGGAGACAGCGTGTCATCGTCCATACGCAATCCAGCGTAGGGATCAAACACCATAGACTGTGCTTCTTCTACAGGTTCTTCTATGGCAGGGGGAACTACCTCCTCTTCTACTAAACGAAGACCCGCATATGGATCAAAAGGTTTTGCCATTGCAGCTTACCCCTTTACTGATCCGTCACTATTATGTGTTAGTCCATATTGAGCATCCCAAGCAGCCTGTTCCTCTCTGATGCGTGCTGCCTCAGAAGCATCACGTATATTGGTAGGCATAGTCGGACGAGCATCTACAGGCTCAAGTCCTTCTGTGCTTACCGCTGGCTGCGGAAGAAGCGCAAGTGCTGCCTGTATTTTATCTGGCTCTACACCAAGTTCTGTTAGTCGTGTTTCCAGAGCCTCTCTGTTAAGAGCCACGCCTGCATTTATAGCACCTTGAACATAATCGGCTGGGAAATTCTTAATAAAGCTATTTAATTGAGTCTCACTTGTAACAGTAAAGTCACCAGTACCTACTGCTACAGGCTCAAATTCAGCACTAGCTGCTTCTTCCCCTGCTGCTACAGAACCTGCGTCAGTTTCAAGGCTACCTTCACCTTTACCCGTCCCGTCTTCTTCTTTAGATGCAGCTTTAGCTTCTTTGATCTCTTGTTGTGCAAGGGCAACTTCGTCAGCAAGCATACCTAAGTTAGCAGCCTCTTGTGCCTCTGTGCTTACAAACTCACCATTAGCGTCAAGAATATTGGTCTTGACAAAGTCAACTTTTGTACGAGTGCTTTCTTGGTTCCAGTAATCCATAGCACCTTCGACAGTAGGGTCATTATCACCCCTTTTAACGATGCTAACTACATTGCCAGTTTTACTAAACTGCAAATCGTTTTCTAACTGCGTTAACTGTTTAGTAAGTCCACTAAGAATACTTGCAGAAGTGGGGCCAGTAGATGTTTTATCGCCTTCTGCTTTTGCTATTGAAAGCCTGCCGATATCTTCTAGTATTTGTGAACGCTCTTTTTGATACTGTAAGATGTCATGCTCATCTATCTCACCATCGCCATCTTGCCCTGACGCAATGTAGCCAGAAAGCTGGAACAGCCTATCTTCACCACGCAGAATGTTGCTTTCAATAGCCTGCTTCTGTGTGATGCTTGTGATTGTACCAGAGCGATCAAACGCTGCACCAGTAAGACCCTTGATAGCTGTGCGTGTACGTGCAGGAATAAGTTCGTTAATCTGCGCAGATACCTTTCCGCCCATATCGCTGTCTCCCAAGCCGATCTTGGAGAGCAGGCCAGTGTCTTGCATCTGGATATCCAGAGGCTTGACTTCTGCACGAATAGATGCAAAGGCATCGTCCCTGCTAAGATCAGCAAACTGACCAAGGTCAATACCCTCAAAAGTAAAGTAATCGTTTACATCAAATTTACCCAGTGCAGCACGGCTGTCTTCAATCTCTTTAAGTCCTGCTTCTGCACCGTCCACTGTCTTAAAGTGTTTGTATGCAGCGAGTCCCTTGGCTACATCACCATTAAATTCAGTGATGAATGCGTCTAGTGCATCACCTGCACGTTTGTCGTGATCGTCTGCCAAGTCCATCTTCTGAGCCTGACGTGTCATCCAGAACTCTCTGGCACGGCTCATCTCTTTCTCGCGCTTTTCCATTGCGCTTTTTAGAGACTGGTCTACGCTTTCAGCTACGCCTTCAACAAGACCAGCGCCAAAATCACCACTAAACAATCCCATTACTTTCTCCGTGCCATTAG